TTTGAACAACTTCACAAGGCACCAGACTGGTATTTTTATAGCTTAGGTATTGCAATTTCAGCCTCTTTTGGTGTGAAAGGATACAAACAGTTTGTGAGGAAAAAGTAATGGAAAATATGAAACTTCCTATAACTGTAATAGGTGTGGTTATTTTGCAGATAGGCGGTTTTATTTGGTGGACTGCGCAACAAGCAAGCACAATAGCAAACCTTGAAGAAACAGTAAGTATTTTGACTGTTGAAAACAATGCAACAGACAGGACTAATCTTATTAGAGATGTGGAGCAGAACAAAGAAAAGATAGATGAAATTATCAATGTTTTGTCTGAAATATACGAGGATGTAGAAGATTGGGATAACGAGTTGTGGGATGAGGTTGATATGATTCACGAAGATGTAGGAAGTATGGCTTCCCATATGATGGAGATTATTAAAATTCAGGCCCGTATGAAAACTTTAGAAAGCACTATGGAATACATAACACGCACTCCTATTGGCGCGGATGCTAGATAATGGAACAAACTATAGAAACATTTAATGGCACAAAAAACGTAGAAATTAATTCAGTGTCTAGCCAAGGAGATGTTCAAGCAGGTATTGAGTTTATATACCACATGCGGGAACATTTATTAGATGTAGGAGTTGCTACTGTATTTGCTCTTACTGTATACGGTTTGGTTTTATTTATGAAAGCGAAAATAAAATGATGAATAAAAGAAAAAAATCTACAGTAAAAAAAGTTATCAAAGGTTTAAAAAAGGCTTCTAAACTTCATGCTAGTCAAGCAAAGAAACTAAAGAAAGTCATAAAAGGTAAAAAGTAATGGCATTTGAAGCACTAAAAATATTACAAGAAAAATGTGGGGTATCTGCTGATGGTGCATTTGGCCCTAACACAGCTAGAGCAATAGTGGCGCACTACGAATTGTCACCAGAACGTGGCGCACATTTATTAGGTCAGACTGTGCATGAAAGTGGATCTTTTAAATATACGTCAGAAAATTTAAATTATTCTGTAGATGCCTGTCTTAAAGTGTTTGGCAAGTATTTTAAAACAGAAGAAGAGGCGAAACCATATGCAAAAAATCCAAAAGCGTTAGCTGACAAAGTGTACGGACACCGTGGCGGCAACGATGGACAAGGGTACGCGTGGCGAGGCCGAGGATTTTTACAATTAACGCACAGGGACAACTATAGAGCATTTGCAAGTGACATGCGAATACCCGAAGTAATGGATAATCCTGATTTAGTAGCAAATGATTACGCTATGGATTCAGCTTTGTGGTTTTTTAAACGCAATAATATATGGAAAATATGTGACGAAGGTGTAAATGATGACACAATTAAACGTGTGACTAAACGCGTAAATGGGGGGTACAATGGCCTAGATCATAGGTTAAAAGAAACTAAAAAGATTTACGAATGGTTATTACAGAAATAATATGTTAAAATATAGAAAGTTCGGAGTTTTCGATGCCTATATCTGATTTAATTACAAAAGGTTTGCAGCTTGTAAGTGGCGGTGGAGCTAATCCTGTTGGCAATATAATAGGTAAAGCTATAGGAAATTATGTTCTTGGTCGAGCATTAGGTGGAAAAAAAGCAGGTAACGTTCTAGCGGCAAGTACTCTTTTAGGAGATCCATTAAGCCAACTAATGTTCGGAAAAAATTCTAAACAAACCGAACAATTGTCTCCCTTAATGAAAGGATTAGGTGGTGTAAAAACAGGATCTTCTGGTCTTCCTAATATAGATGCTACAGCAAAAGCTGCACAGGCTGCACAAACTGCAAAAAATATAGCACCTGTTTTTGAAAAGGGAGAAGGAACGCTTGGTTATGCAGATTTTTTAGTAAAAGCAGGTCTTCTTGATCCTAAGTCTGGTTTGACAAGTGCCCTTAACACGCCTGTTGGAGAAGGTGTGGCTACCATGTTAGCGTCTGGGTTAGCGTCAAAATTATTTGATAAAGAAGAAGAACCGGGGCGTGGAACATATGAAGATCGTCCCTTTGGTGGATCTAAAAAAACTTTTACTTTTGGCGGGAAAAATATTGCCCGTGCAGCAGAAGGTGGTATTATTGATGGTCAATATTTTCCAAGGCGAAACGGTGGTATCATGCCATCAGAAGGTTCTGGGACAAAAGATGACGTACCTGCTATGTTAATGGCAGGTGAATTTGTTTTAACTAAAGACGCTGTAAAAGGTTTAGGGGATGGAAATTCTTCTAAAGGAATTGAAAGAGCGTATAATATGATGGATAATTTGGAAAGGAGAGCATAATGGCTGAAGACTCCCTCACGCAAACAACGCGAAAGGCACCATATCTTGAAGCCCGCGAAAAAGCTTTACTTGATCAATTATTTGGCACCTTTAATGAGGACACAGGCGATTTTAGCGGCGGTCTTTTTGACCCTAAAGAATACCCAGATTTATTTAAAATACCTGAATACAAAATAGCAGGTCAAACTGGTCGTGATTCAGAAGGTAATATCACAGGATTAGGTCCAGAAACATTTGCTTACGAAGCCATGATGGAAGATGTGGACGGTGATGGCGTTCCTGATTTTTTAGGTCGTTCTCAAGATTATTTTGATCAAAGCCAAGATCTTCTTGGAATTGGCGAGGGCGCAGATGGAGCAAAGCAACAATTTGATGATGCATCTACAGTTCTTGATGAGGCAAAAGACTTTTATGGTTCAGTAGATGAAGAAGCAGGAGATATGACAGCTACAGATTTATTGCAATCTGGAAGCGGGATGTATGACCCTACAAGCGAAGACTACGGCGTAAGCAAATATATGACTGATTATGACGATGCTGTTCTTGCTCAAGTCGAGAAAGACATTGAACGTCAAGGTGATCAGTCACGACAACGTGCGGCTGATGCTGCTGTAAAAGCAGGAGCATATGGCGGTTCACGACAAGGCTTGCAAGCTGCAGAAGTAGAAAGAAACATTCTTGATGCTAAAGCAAAGGCTTCTGCTGACCTACGGCAAGCTTCTTATGATAAGGCTTTGGCTGCTTCTCAGAGCGGATTTGAAAAAGGTATGACACGTGACCTTGAGGCAGGTAGATTATTGGGTGGTCTTGGTCAATCATATGGCGGTTTAGGAACTGCTATGGGTGGTTTAGGAACAGGCATGTCTGGCGCAGCAGGAACGGCTGCAGATGTTGGTCGTGTTCATTCTTCATTAAGTCCTGCTGATTTGGCGTTTATGACAGGTGTTGGTCAAACAGAGCGCGATTATAGGCAAGACGTTATTGATACAGGGCGTTTAGAAGATATGAGGAAAACTGATCAAGCATTGATGCCATTAAACGTAGGTATCGGCATGCTTCAAGGAACGCCATCCGCAGGTGTTAGTAGCATGTATCAAAACACATACGCTCAACAGGCAAATCCAATGGTTAGCGGATTAGGCGCATATACTGCAATGCAAGGCATTAGAGGATAAGGCGAACAATTATGGTAGATAGAAAAACAATCGCATATAATCAGGGGTTGAGAGCAAGAGGTCTACCTAGTGTTTTTGCTGAAGAAGGGCCGGGAACAGGCCCGTCATCAAAATTAATGGAAGAAATAAAAAATCTTAGACTTATGGGTAAAGGGCAAATTGCCCAAGGACAGCACCCTTTAATCGTCAATCCTCAAATAGATCGTAGAATGAAAGAAGCTATGTTGATTGATGAGGGTAAAAAAGATTTAAACAAAGAAGGTATTGCAAGTGCTTTTTCAGAAATGGAAAAAGCGCAAAGACGTTATGGTATTGATCGTTTTAACCCTCCACCCTCACCAAAAACTAGATTAGAGAGGGAGCAAAGACAGCAAGCCCGTAATCTTGATGCGCAAGATGTTGAAAGAGCAATTAAGAAAACCCCTAGTATAAATGAGTTAAGTCCTCTTGATGCAATTGCAGCGCAACTTGTTGCGGGATCTACTGCAGAAAATAATCAATCTGAAGTAGAAAAAGCTATTACAGCAGGTCAAAATAATAAAACGAACAAGGGTCCAGAAAACCAACAAGTAGCGCAAAAAGCATTATCTCCTGAAGAATTTAGAGAGCGAGAGCGTAGAATTGCAGAGCAATCAGGTGGTTTAAATTCTATGAACATATCTGATGCAGAAACCGCATCTAAGTTAACACCAGAGCAAGGTGAAAAAGTTGTTCAAGACTTGTTTTCAGGCAGCATGAAAGAATATTTCAACGCATTGAAGCAAGAAGTTCCCGATGAAATTGATAGGGACAAATCTCTTGAAGCGTACAAAAAAGAATTTGCTGAAGCTACTGGTTTAAATATTGATGGCAAGCCAGATAAAAGCCAAGCATTAATGGCTATGGGCCTTGCTTTAATGCAGAACCGCGCAGGTAAAGGGTTTAATGTTGGTAGAATATTAAACGCTGTTGGTCAATCAGGCGAAAAAGCAATGCCTTATATGACTGCTGCAATTAATGAAGCAAAACAAGCTAAAATGGCTGCAGGTAAATATGCTCTTCAAAAAATAGAATCAGACGAAGATGCAAGAGATGCTATAATTGCTTCTAACAGGGCATTAAAACAGCAACTTGCTCTTGAAGATTTAAAACATAAAAACAAAATGGAGCAACAAGCCCAAAAAGCACTATTAGAAGGAGATAGTGCTAAAGCTGCAGAAGCATTAAAATCTTTGGGCGATAGAACAATAAAAATCGGCGCAAAAGAAATAAAGTTAAAAAGAGGAACAGACGAAGCGAGTGGTGGTAGAATTGTTTGGCAAGATCCTGTTGGTGATGTAAGGCAAGTTGCTCAATCATATAGTAAAACTGTAAAAGGTTTAAACAGTATTTCAGAGATGAATGATCTTTTATTGTTAATGAAACAAGAAGCAGAAGGTACGCTCGGTGGAACAGCAGGACAGCAACTTTTAGATCAAGCAAAAAAGATTGCTAAATCAATTGGAATGCCTATTGGAGAATTTACTGGCGGTGAAAATGTTTCTCCTAGAGAGCAATTCGAAAGAAAATCTACTGCTTTGTTAGCTAATTTTAAAAGATACCTTACTTCAGAAACTGGAAATGGTATTTCTACATACGATGTTAAACAGATTGAAAAAGCACTAGGAAAAATGGAAACATTTAGTGACATTGATGGAGCATTAATGGCTATTAATGAAGTTACTCCTATGTTTACATCTTCCTTAGAAACTCTTGAAAATGAAGTTGAACTTTTTAGTGATAGAAGAGAATACAGAGAAGGAGATGTAGGTTCTGAACAATACAATAAAGTAATGGATTTTCTTGGCAGAGAATTTGGTAAGACAAATCTAATTACAGGCACTGAAATTACTGCACAAGATGGTAGTACGATTACTGAGTGGGATGTGAGTTACTAAAATGGGAACTGTTCAAGTTAACACAAGCGATGGTGTTCTGCAGTTTAAAATAGCAGGTGACAAACCTACTCCTGTAGAACAAATGAGAATACAAAGAATTGTAGCCAACCAAGCACCACAAAGAAAAGCATCTGCTGAAAGAAAAAAAGACGAACAATTATTCGATAGATCAACCGGAATACAAAATAAAGAACTTCGGCGCAAATTAAGTAGAGCAGAAAATAAAGAAGAAGAAGATCTTGCGATGATGTCTATGGGTCTTCTTGAAACAGATTTTTTAAGAGATATGCGTGGAAACCTAGCGGTGACGCCAGAGGGCGCAAAAAAGCTAGGTTTAGATACAGACAAAAACGTTATAATTGATGAACGTGGTTTTACAGGCGCAGACTTTGCAGACCTGTCTAGCCTTGGCAGAGAAATAACAGGTGGTGTTGCAGGTGCTTTAGCAGGTCAAGCTGCAATACCTATTCCTATTCTTGGCGCAATGATTGGAGCGGCTGCAGGTACAGGCGGCGCAAAGCTTCTTGAGGAAGGTCAAGAAAAACTTCAAGGTTTACAGACAGAAACGCTCGGTGAAGTTGGTAAAGCAGCAGGTAAAGACGCATTGATAGCCGCAGCAGGTGAAGGTGTTTTCGGTGTTGTAGGTAAGTTGTTCGGTAAAGTTTTAGGTAAAACTGGTAGTGATTTAACTCCTGATCAATTAAAAATAGCAGGAGAATCTTTAGAAGAAGGGATTACTCCCACCCTTAGTCAAGTTGGCGCAAATCCCATAGTTTCAAGACAACAGGCTATGAGTGAAAAAGTCATAAAAACTTCTAAAAGATTACGAGATAATCACGATGCAATTATGGCTAAATTGGCAAAATTTAGATCAGATTATGGTGCAGCTAATCCTGCAGAGGCAGCAGATGCCCTTACACAAGCTGCAAAAACTGGCAATAGAGTTGTTTTAGATGAGCAGAAAAGAATTACCGAAGACTTAGTTCGAAACTTAAAACAAGTTAATGAATCTTTAGGAGCAGCTACAACTAAAGACGCAGCTATAAATAAAGACTTATACAACATAGTTCGAGAAGCATACAAAGCTTTCGATGATGATATGCTAGTTCAATTTAGTTCAATAAATAAACTTATGGATGATGCAGGGGGTGACATTGCTGCATTTAATGTAAAAGCAATAAAAGAAGATGCAAAAGAAAGATTAGGTCAGTTTGTAGGTGTTAGCACAGGCAACCAAGCAATTGCAAAAAGTGCGTTACAAGACATTATATCAATGCCAGATAATGCTTCTTTTGCTCAAATATATAGAGCAAGAAAAAATTTAAACGACACATGGCTACAAAATTTTGATTCGTCAAACGTAGCAGACGTTAAGAAAAAGTTTTTAGGTAGGCTTGATGATATGCTTGCAGAGAAAAGCGTCAAGAAAGCATTAAACAGAAAATCTTTGTCAGGATTAACTCCCGAACAAAGAGAGTTGTACACGGCTGCGTCTAAACAAATTGTTCCCGCAAGAGAAGCCTTTAAAAAAGGCATAAAACAATTTGAAAACCTAAATAGCAAATTAGGTGTTAGACAATTAGCATCAGATGTTAAAGGCGGTAGAACGCCTAAATACGCAGGTATAATGAAAAGCGTTATAAAACCTGATGATCCAGATCAGTTAACAGCCATAAAAAAAGCTGTTGGAGATGATAAATACGAAACAGTCCGTGAAAGGCTTGCGGGAGAATGGATGCGAAATGCATTTAAAGAATCTTTTACAGAAGGTCCGTCAGGAAAGTTTAGCACAACAAAGTTTAGAGACAGTTTAGAAAGGCTTGGAACAACAAGCAAAGAATTGTTTGGCGAACAAAAGTTGGCTCAGATAAATAAATTAGCCGAACAAATGTCTGCAATAAATTTATCAAATGTTACAGACACGATGATTGATGATGTTCTTGCAAGAGGTGCAGACGAATCAGCAGTTAACTTATTAAGAAATTTGAAAACTGTAGTTGATGAAAAATCTGCCTTAGACAAAAGCAGAGCATTTAAACAGTTGCAAGATGGTTCAATAACAGTTGAATCAGCAGCAGAAGTTATTGCTTCTGGAACAACTAAAGATACTGATGTTGCAAAACTAATTAAATATTTTGAATCTCCTGATGATATAAATAAAATTAGAGCATATTATGTGGACAACATCATTGGAGATTTTGGAGATTCCTTTTTAACAGACACCAAATTATTTAAACAGTTTGGTCAACGTCTTCAAAACGAATACAAGACAGGAAAACTTACAACGGTTTTTGGCGATGAGATGGCTAAAGATATGGATAAGTTTGGTCGTATTATGGTGTTTAACTCAAAAGCAGCAGAGGGCGGCGATCTTGTTGCAGCAAACATTGCAGCAAGTCCATTAGAAAACTTAGGTAAAATTGCACGTTTAGGTGTATTTGGTAGATTGTTGTCTTCAGCACCTGCATACAAATCTATTACAAAACAGTACGAAGCGATGACTAAAGGCGCATCTCAAAAAACAAAAGCGCAAGTTTTTGGTCAATTACTAGCTGATGCTTTTGCATCTGCAATGAGACAAACACCGTTACAAGCAACGCAAGAAGCAGCGCAAGAAGCTACTAAAACTGTTTCTTCATTAGTATCAAATGTACAGCAGCAAAAAAGACCCGCAGTAACTCCAACAGTTCGTGCCCCGGCACAACCCGAACAAAAGTCTGTGTTACCCGGTGTTCCTGTTCCTGAAGTAAAAAGTGGACAGTTGGTTCCTTACAGCGAAATGTTACCACCATACATGCAAAAACAAAATTCTGTACGTCAAAGGGCTAAGGCAAACACAGGTGATGCCTTGGCTTTGCTAGGTGGTTTAGGAAATCAGGATATTCTTACTCGTCAATAACTACTGAGCTTAGTCCAGAATTTGAATGCGCAGCATAAATTTGCGGTTTCAAAGGTTGTGGCTCAACACCAGTTACCATTTTTCTATGCTCTTCATCTATCATAAGAGCTAATTGTTGAGCAATTTTTCTGCGTTCGTTTTGCGCAATCTCAACTATCTTACGATAAGTGTCTTCATTTACACTAATTGACTTGTATATAACTCGCCTTGGCACTACTATATCTCCTAGAATGTTACCAAAAACAATATACAGTCCTATACGCAGAAGGTCAAGAAGCAAGTACGGCAATAAAAAAACTGTTGTCGATGGTATTAAGTTTGACTCCAAATGGGAGTCGCAAAGGTATTTGTATTTAAAGTCATTAGAAAAAGCAGACAGAGTGCGCAATCTTGAGTTGCAGCCAAAGTTTATAATAACTGTAAATGCGCAAAAAATTTGTACATACATTGCAGACTTTCAATATGATAAGGAACTAGCAGACGGTTCTTGGGAACATATAGTTGAAGATGCAAAGGGTGTAGAAACCCCTGAATTTAAACTAAAAAATAAATTAATGAAAGCTGTTCACAACATAGAAATATATCTTTCTAAAAAAAAATCCTAGAAAGTAGTTGACACGTAAAAGTTTTTGCCCCATGTTTAGAGTTCTAGACGAAAGGTATGAACTATGAACAGTACACAACTGTTCAATCAACGTGACGAAATCAAGCAGCAAATGGCTGACTTGAGGTCTGAACTAAAGTTGATTGAAGAACAATTACAAGATTTATACATGGGTTTCGCACGTGATTCTTTACGTGCGGATGGAAGAGATTTTGGTACCACGCACATTGTAGCAGACGGTCATAAGTTAAAAGCGACTGTTACAAAGAAGGTCAAGTGGGACCAAGATAAACTGCGTCAGGCATTAGATAGCATGACTGCAGACGAAGCGCGTCACTACGCAAAAGCAACGTTTGCTGTAGAAGAGCGCAAATACAACGCAGCCCCACCTGCAATCAGAGAAGTGTTGGAAGAATGCCGCACTACTGAGATTGGTGGGTTTACAGTAGAAGTAGAAAGGGAAGACTAATGGGATTATCCATTATTACTGCAGATCAGCGACTTGCCGAGAAACGTGGGCATAAAGTCGTTATCTGCGGTCCAAGCGGTGTAGGGAAAACCACACTTGCTTTGACTTTAGAAGGTGACAAGACTTTGTTCATGGATCTAGAGGCAGGTGATTCTGCAATCGAAGGACATCCTATTGATGTTATTCGGCCCTTAACATGGGCAGATTGTAGAGACTTTGCTTGCTTTTTAGGTGGGCCAAATCCGTCACTTTCTGAGGATCAACCATTTAGTCAGGCACATTACGATTATGTGTGTCAGACATATGGTGATCCACATGAAATGATCGCAAAGTACGATACTATCTTTGTTGACTCTATTACAGTAGCAGGTCGTATTTGTTTCTCATGGTGTTTACAGCAACCAGAGTCACGATCAGAAAGATCAGGCAAACTTGATACTCGCGCAGCATATGGAATGCATGGTCGAGAAATGTTGGCTTGGCTAACACACTTACAGCATATTCGTGATAAGAACGTAGTTTTTGTTGGCATCTTGGATGAAACAACAGATGATTACGGGCGTAAGAATTATGCGCTGCAAATTGAGGGCAGTAAGACAGGCCGTGAATTGCCGGGAATTGTAGACGAAGTAATTACAATGGCAGTTTTATCAGGTGACAACGGACCATATCGTGCATTCGTTTGTGGGTCGTTAAACGAGTGGGGTTTCCCCGCAAAAGACCGTTCAGGTAGGCTTGATATGTTAGAAGAGCCGCATTTAGGAAAGTTGTTCAACAAAATGTCGAACAAACCAAAAGATAATAAGTTGCAATTTATTGATCCTGCAACACAGAACCAAGGAGCAAATGATGCTTAATTTAAATAATGCACAAGTTGGAGATGCACCAACAACAACAGAATTTTCACTTATTCCTGCAGGAACAGTTTGTCGTGCAGTAATTCTTGTCAAACAAGGTGACATTGAAATTCCAGAGTTTGGTAGAGGTAACTGGTTTAAAAAATCAGCGAACACAAATGCCAAATGGCTTGAGTTAGAATTTACTGTCATTGGCGGTGAATTTGATCGCCGTAAGTTTTGGGACAAAATTTTTGTCGATGGTGATAAACTTAGCGACAATGGTGTTTCTATGGCAAAAGAAATTGGATTAAGTACATTGCGTCAGATTATTGAAAGCGCAAATAATATTGATCCAAGCGATATGTCAGAAGCAGCGCAACAGCGCAGAAACATTAATGGTGTCGGTGACTTGAACGCGATGGAAATTTGCGCTAAAGTAGGTATTAAGAAAGGGACAAATGGTTACGCTGATCAAAATAAATTGACAGTAGCCATGCATCCTAACCAAAACGGATTTATCGCATCAGGACAAGCACCTGCGCACCAAAATCCGTCAGCGTCTTATGGCGCACAGACACAACAAACTCAGCCCGTGCAAAATAATGGCGCGGTGCCAAGTTGGGCACAAAAATAAAGTCTAGCGGCACAGGTACATACCCCTGCTAGAACCACCTGCTGAGGGGGGGTGGGCCAAATTCCCCTCACCAATTTCAGGAGTTTGTTATGTTATTGCGTCCCTATCAAGAGGTGGCGGTTGATGATGCATGTAAAGCGTTAGATCGACACAAAAATACTATTGTCGTTGCGCCCACAGGTGCAGGAAAAACAATCATGCTTTCTGCTTTGATTGGCAAAAGGTTTATGAACGGCAAAAAAGTTTTAGTTATCCAACACAGAGATGAATTGGTTGACCAAAACAAAACAAAATTCACAAAGGTTAACCCGAACATTACTACAAGTATTGTGAACGGGAGCGAAAAGAATTGGAGAGGAGATGCAATCTTTTCCATGATCCAGACTATTTCGCGTCAGAGAAATTTAGATGAACGACCTGCGTTTGATATGGTTGTAGTTGATGAGAGCCATCACGCTGCAGCAGACACGTATGTTCGGGTTATTGATGCAGTAAAAGAAGACAATCCAAATGCAGAGATTGTTGGTTTTACCGCAACCCCTAACCGTGGAGATGGTAAGGGCTTACGAAATATTTTTAATAACGTATCTCACCAGATTGAGATTGCAGCGTTAATAAAGCAAGGCTACCTTGTGCCGCCAAAAACATTTGTAATTGATCTAGGTGTTAATGATCGTTTGGGAAATGTCTCTAAGAGAGGCAGTGAGTTCGACATGGATCAAGTCGAAGAGATTATGAACAGTGAAGTCATTAATGAAGAGGTGGTAAAAAATTGGAAAGAAAAAGCAGGTGATAGAAAAACAGTTGTGTTTTGCTCGACAGTAAAACATGCTGAGGCACTATGCAAAACGTTCAAAGATTTTGACGTAAAAGCAGAATACGTTACAGGCGAGACAGAAAAGAATTTTAGAGAAGAAACGCTGCATGACTTAGTGCATGGGGATACACAAGTTCTAGTTAACGTAGCGGTTCTTACAGAGGGCTTTGACGCGCCACCAGTATCTTGTGTGGTTTTAACTAGACCATGCTCACAGAAGGGCACAATGGTTCAAATGATTGGTCGTGGATTGCGCACGATTGATCCAGAAGAATTTCCAGACAGGGTTAAAACAGATTGCATTGTTTTAGACTTTGGGACCAGTGTTCTTACTCACGGTTCATTAGATGAAAGTGTTGACCTAGACGATAAGGAAAAAACTGGCGAAGCACCTATGAAGGAATGTCCAAGTTGTGATGCTTACGTTCCTATGGGTGTAAAGGTTTGCCCGTTTTGTGAACACATTTTTGAATCTGCAGAAAAGGACGAAAAAGAACAACTTACATCAATCAACATGACCGAGTTTGATTTGTTAAAAATGTCTCCGTTTAGATGGATTGATTTGTTTGGCGATAATATCTTGAAAGTTGCTTTGGGATTTGAAGGTTTTGTTGGAGTTGCAAGTTTGCCAGATTCAGATTTGTGTGTTGCGTTTGGAAGAAAAAGCGGTGGTTTCCCACCATACGACAGAGTGAAAGTTTTGTCAGTTGGTAAGTCTGTTCAAGCAATGGCAGCAGCCGATGATTTTTTAAGAGAGATTGAGCAAACAGATGCAGCAAACAAACAAAAACGTTGGTTAAACGCACATCCGACAGACAAACAAAAGCAAAGCCTTGCAAAGTTTGGAATCGAAGTAGGACCGTTTGATGGCTCTTGGAACAGATACAAGGCTAATGGTATGCTTAATTATCTATGGAACAAAAGAGACATTGATACAGCAGTAGGAAAATATTTATGAAAGATCCAAAAACAAGATGGGCAGTTTACGATGATTGTTTGAAGGTTTGGTATAATGGCGAGTTAGTAGCCAAGATACCAACATCAGATTTTAAGTATCTTCTTTCTGATTTGGCGTTATGGTTAAGTCATAACGATAATCAGGAGTCTTCTAAAAATGGCGAGATTTGAAGTGAACATTGTATATGCAAAAATAGAAGACGATGGATTTTCTACATATACAGAAGAATATGATTACATTTGCTTTTGTGATGAAGGAAAGAGCGTTGGATACATAAAAGAAAAAATTAGTGAGATGATAGAAGACGAGATAGCTACGTCAAAAGACGAAGTTTTGTTCGGGTTAGCGACTGCAGTTTTAGGTGCAAAAGACACTATCATTGTAGATTTTAAAAATAAAAACCACGAAAATTTAGAAGGTTTAATTGATTTAATCTTAGAAGGAGAGAGGACAATACATTGACACAGGCATCGAAGCCAATAGATGAGTTGGCATTTATATTGGGCAAGTTTGGTTGGGAAACTAAGTTTTCTGATTTGTCAGAAGATCAAGTTCACGTTTTAATTTTTGCACTACAGGAAGCAGAAAAAATATCTGAGGAGATAGACATTGGAAACCTCGAAGACAAATACTTTAAGTCAACAGGTTCTTTCCCACCTACAAGTATCCCGTTCTGATCCAATTGCAGACGCGATAGGTAGAGCAGTAGACGAAGGAATAAAAAAACAACAGGCCAAACGAGAGAAGCGCAAGTACTTAGGGGCATCTAGCATAGGTGACGAATGCGGTAGAAAAATTCAATACAGGTACATGAATTTTCCACAGGACGAAGGTTCTGAATTTAGCGCAAAGACCCTACGCATATTCGAGTTCGGTCACAATATAGAGGATTATGTAGCCAAGTGGTTAAGGGACGCAGGATTTGATTTGCGCACAGAAGACAAGATGGGTGAACAGTTTGGTTTTTCTATTGCAGATGATGAAATCAAGGGACACATTGATGGTGTTGTCTGTGATGGCCCCGTTGATATGGGTTATCCTGCATTGTGGGAATGCAAGTCAGCTAATGACTCTAAATTCAAAGGGTTTCAACGCATGGGGGTGGCAAAGGCAAATCCCACATATGCTACGCAAGTTGCACTTTATCAAGCCTATATGGATCTAACGGAAAACCCTTGTTTGTTTACAGTTGTGAACAAAAATACATCAGAGATTTATTACGAGTTGATTCCGTTTGACAAAGACAGAGCGCAAGCTGCAAGTGATAAAGCGGTAAATATCTTGACCGCATCAAAAGCAGGTGACATTCTACCACGCATAGCAACGAGCAGAGATTATTATTTATGTAAGTTTTGTGAGTTTCGTGAAGGGTGTTGGAAATAAAAAAATGAGCGGATTTTTTTGGTCATAATCCGCTCATTATAAACAGTATAAATATACAAGGGAAGTATATAGGAGCAACATAATGGTATTTAAGGTAGTAAGCAATACTAGATATGGTACAAAAAGAGATTTTGTAAAAGAAATAACTGATAATGTTCCACATCATGTTCAAATTGATTCTTTAAAATCAGCGTATCCAAATGGCAGAATTGTTCGGAATGATTTTTATCTTGGCTCTTTAGAAGGAGAGGCAGGTGAATCTCTGCGGATTAATATTGATCCATCTAGCCCTAACTTTATGCAAGGAATGGATTTTGCCACAGGAGAAGGTGTCGGCGGCATCACAAAAATATTGATGCATAGATATGGGTGGAAATTACCAGAAGTCGTTGATCACTTTTCAGACTACATTCAACAGGAGAAACGTGCCCCGGTAGAAAACCCTATTAAGCCGAACATTTCTCAAGATTCCCCGGATCAGCAGCAAGAAGAAAGCAAACAAAAAGTTCGTATTGACATAAATACGCCACACGATTCAGAATATTTATATCTCTCAGAGTTAGGAGAAATACTTTTTACAGTCAGAAAGTATTTAGACAGAGATAACACAGGAGAGATTATTCGCGGTAGTGATGGTAAACCTAAAAAAGAATTTAGACAGTTTCCATCTCTTGGCGAAAAAATTCGACCTTTATACAACCTTCCTCAGTTGCAAGATTCAGAAAGAATTGTGTTTGTTGAAGGTGAAAAATGCGCAGATGCATTAACAAGATTAGGATATACCGCAACTTGCACTATTGGTGGTGCAGGAATGCTTTCTGCAAAATCAAAAGGCAAATACGATTTTTCACCGTTCAAAGGCAAAGAATTAATCATATGGCCTGATAATGACAACGCAGGTAAAAAGCATGCGAAGATGGTTCAGGAGTTAGCGCAAGACGCAGGTGTTAAGTCCGTTACTATGCTTACACCGCCTTTTGGTAAGCCTGATAAGTGGGACGCAGCAGATGCAGTAGAAGACGGGACAGACATAGCAAAGTTCCTAAACAATCCTACGCACGAAGTTAAGAAAACATTATCGCTTAGTGATCCGCACTTATTAGTAGAAAACCAATTTGTAGGATCGGCACCAGAGCAAAAATTTCTAATCGGAGATACAATACCTCTAGGTGTTCCAGTTGTCTTTGCCGCATCGGGAGATAGCGGTAAAGGAATGATGACGTTAGATTTGGCAATGAAGGTTGCATCGGGCGAAGGTATGCAAAGTTCTTTCGGTGGTTTGGTTGCAACCCACGGGTCAGCAGTAATTTTATCAGCAGAAGATGACAGAGATGAATTACATCGAAGGGTCAGCAGACTAGATCCTATGAACAAGCGTTCGGGTTATGAGCATAAACTAATCGTTGTGCCCTTACCAAATGAGGGTGGTGTGTTTCCAATTATGTTGAAACAAGACAGTTCTTATCTAATCGACCAGACATTCGACAGAATTTACAGAGAGATGAAAGAGATTGATGATCTTGCTCTTATCGTTATTGATCCAATGGCATCATTTGTACACGCAGATGTAAATGCAGATCCTGCGGCGGGTGCAGCGTTCATGGGTTTTCTTGCACAGATGGCTACAGAAACAGGGGCGACAGTTATTGTTAATCACCACATGGCTAAAGTAAAAGAAAACGACCCAATCACGACACCAGAACAAGCAAGAAACTTTATTCGGGGTACGTCAGCTATTGTTGATGGGGTCAGGTCAGCATTTGCTGTTTGGCAAGTTGAGGAAAAAACAGCCAGAACGAGATGCAAAGACTTAAACCTACCATTTGTTCGGAATGCTGTATTTGATGGCGCAGTTGTTAAGTCGAACGGTCCTGCGAAAAGGGACATCAGACATTTTATCCGTAACCCGAACACGGGTTTGCTTGAGGATAAAAGCGTTGATTTGGCAAACGTTGGTGCGTCAGCAGTTCAGCGAAATCGTTTGGAATATGTATTTGCATTTATTCGGGATAGAGAAGACAGAGGAATCCCAGTTACAAAAGGCGGTGCAGTTGATGGTATTTATGCACAAATACAATCTGCGCCAGTTGATGACATCAATGCAGGTAATCTTTCTGGTCTTGGCGAGACAACAATCAAGAACGCAGTTACAAAGCTACAGAACGAAGGTCGAGTTGATGGATTTAAACGAACAAGAAACGGACCGAGGAAATGGTTGGGCGTTGTTGGTGGCGTGTTAAGTAATGATGAAGAAGCACTTGACTAGTATACCACTACATGCTACAAGTCCTAGTCTTGAAAAGAAAAGGAGATAAATATGACTGTACATTACTTTCAAGAAAAGGCTCCTACGCTACAAGAAGCACAGGAGCTTGTGGGCGGTTTGGTTGAGATGGTTTATTCACCCGAACACCCAGAATGGCAAGTTCTAGTCCATGAAGAGGGCTTGTTAGAAGGTTTACCATTTAACCACGAAGCTACAGAGATTTGTGGTACGGGCATTGTTGGTCCTGCAATTGTATTGAAGGGACAAGCACGTTGGGAATAACCTCAGAAACAGCAGAAGCAGCGATAATATCGCTTAAACGCAAAGCCCACTTGTTAATCTCAGATGGAGACAAACAGGTGGGCTTTTGTTATGAGCAGCAAAAACAAAGAGGCGAAGAAATATTGTCTTTGGTAAACATCTTAGAAAGAGAATTACTTGATGAACGAACACATGATAAAACTAAAGCAGATGGTAGAAAGCGGGGTTCCGTTTGAAGATGCTTACTCTAACGCATGGAAAGAAATGCGAATAGAAGAAAATACTGTAAGTCGAAGAAACGGTAAATTTGTAAGCAAGATAGAAGAGCAGCCAAAAATAAAATTAATCGGAAAAGCCATACCTATAAACAAGATGATGAAAATGGGCATGACAGAAGAACAGATTGCAGAAGTTCTGCAACTAAAAATTTCTGGATTAAAAAAAATAATTAATAAATTTGAACTTCCACAAGACGTATAAATGTTCGGCTTACCGGGTAAAAAAAGAGGGCGATTGCCCTCTAATTTTTTATGGTTTTTGTTTTGGTCTAATTGATTTTGATGCCATTTTTGTTTCTGTGCATCCCATCATTGTATCAGAATAATTTTTATGAATAAGATTATAAAAATCATCTAATTTTCTTAATGCTTTTTCACAATGCGCTGCTGTTTCAAACAAAAAATAACTTTGAAAATTTTGTTTATCTTCCAATCTGGCGTTGTTAATCGTATAGCTTACAATCATAACATAAAAAAATTCCATTACTTCTCCAATCCTTTTACCCAATTTGTTAATGTTTGTCGGTTTTTCAGTCCTAACAGTTTAGCCGCTTTGGTATATGACCCTGCTGTAGCCATCGCTCTAGAAATGTAATCCCGCTTAACATCATCAAGCGCAGAATAAACATCGTAATCTGGAACCCGCGCAACGTTCTCATCAAAGTCAACCCGAACATTTCTTAGTTCTGCAATAAACTCATCTACATCGCGTTGCGTTTTAATTCCTTCAAGCCTTTCTACAACGTACCAAATATCTACTCTTCCATCACCACTCATAGCTTTCCCTTTCTAAGTTTTGGGGCGTGATAACCCTTTTTAATTCCATATGCGGGGTGTCCTGCCCAGTAGCCATCAACCCACTTCTTCCATGTTCCATCTTTCCACTGCACGATATTCTCCCAGTGTGGCTCCGCTTTCTTGAAGTGCCCTCTATTGTAGTGCAACGGCATACGCGCTCTTTTGCGCTCCGTAGGATCAATAGAAATTACTGGCTCGGAAACATCCCAACTGATCTTGTGCCAAGCATCAACGGGGATATTGTGTTCTCGCATCATTGCCCTGCGCTGCTGACGCGGCCCTGACGGTTCAGATAACACGAACCTTGGGTGGTTAATAATCTCGAACGAACCTGCAATCATAACCATCATTTCAAGGTGCGCTGCTTTCTTCGGATCTTCCCAATCATCAAAGCCATCGGGGAACACCATGCCGTAGCTAGGGTGATAGCCGCCTAAAACCAACGGATCACCTAACGGGCCAAAGCCTCGAACCTCTACAACGTTATCATGGTCAAATTGCTGACACATAAACATTAACGGGTTGTTTAGTTCTTTGTTTGACCAACCGCTCGGATCTTCCATTGTGTCGGATGAATACACCTGCAAGTAATTAATCATAATCGCACACAACGGGCTAGGTAACTTTGTAAATGCAGAAAGCCGAACATCTTTAATTTCTAAGCTTTCGTACTGCAACCAGTAATCATCTAGCATATCATCAAATTGGTGGTCTAAATGATATAAGTCTGCGGTTCTGCACTCATGCACAATTCTGCGCATGTTTGTGCGTTGATCGTATGTAATATCTGCGTTCGGGTTAGACGTAATTTGACTATAATTACGCATTACCATGTTAACAGAATTAATAAGATCAACCTTGAAAGTATGCTTTTCGGGAACCCAACCAAAGTTCTCTTTTCTCTTATCTAAAACTGACATTATACACACTCCTCGCATTGATCGGCATCGTGTCCCATGCCTAACGTAACGGGCTGACCGCAATCACAAGTGCGCGTAATCTCACCACTGCCTAAACACTTCTCGCAAGTCTCGCAAACCTCTTCCAAGTAACCAACGTCACGGGTAAAGCTTTGCGGCCTTGCAACTTCGTAATATACTTTCCCTTCGCCATCGCAATCGGGACAAGTATCCATAATCGGGGTTTCCATTTCCTCGATTTGTAAATCACTCATACGACCCATATTATAAAACTCCTACTAGAATATAAGACATGTAGCATATGTAAAATATTTTACGGGGTAGGTCAAGGGGTAAAAGTAAAAAAAATTGCCCCGCCAAAATTAATTGAACGGGGCGAGTCAAAATTGAGGCGAACCGATATGACTAGTTATCGGCTCAAGTTAAGCTGCGTATGGAAAACAAAAAAAGCTTAACTATGGAACAAGTAGCATACACACCAAGTTTCGTCAACAAAAAAAAGAAAAAAAACTGCAGCGTAAATAAACCGAAGTATTGTTCGGGTTATAATCCCGCAGCAAAACAACGGGCACAAAAAAACCCCCGCCTAAATTTGAGCGGGGGCTTTATATTATTCGGGTTATGTCACTTTCTACCACCATTGCAAAACAACTCCAACAATCCAAAGCAACACAAGAAGCAACGTTGAAATTGCAATTACAACATCTTGCCAATCAATCCGCTTGATGTCGTTAGCTAAAAACCGAACAAAACTACGCATTGACCGTGTCCTTTTGTGACTGTGCAAAATAAGAAGCGTCTTCTTGTGCAGCACGTAACCAGTAATCATCAAGGCCAAAATCTTTGTAGCCTTGCGCAATCATATCATAATAAAAGTCACTTGGCGCACCTAGACTGTTTTTGTCGCCATTCATGTCGTAGATAATCCAATCACCGTTGATCTTGTATCGGTTATAAAGTCTTGGATAACCTTCCAATTGGTCGAGACTGTTTAAGCAATGCTGTGTAATTTCCCACAAGACAACTGGTAAAATACAGTCAATATCTTTGCGAATGTCAGCAACACCACGAAAGATTAAACGTGTGTCAGGCAGATAAAAGCCGCCTAACGGTTTTGCGTTTGGACAACGTGAAGCCATCGCAGCGCGGTTTGTATTCATTCCATAAGCCATATAAAACATTTTTTACTTCCCTTCTGTTAAATGGTAAATTGGGCGGTTCGCACTACACGCCGCCCATCGTGCATAATAAGGTTAAGGAGCAACCTCAGTGCAATTAGTGATCAGTTCGAACGCCGTGTAATGCAGCGTATTTCTTTCCTAAGTCTGAAAAAGCTTTTGTAATCTCAATAACTTTCCCTTTTGTTTTTCTTTTGTGAGCCTTGCGCTCGGCCCACTCAGCATCCCACTTCGCTCTTGTTTCTTTGTAGTAATCGTCAATCAAATCAAGAGCGTCTTGGGCTAGATCATGTTCTGTGTAAACGTCTAGCATATGCTTGTAGTCTAAAGTCGGATCATCGTAATTTTTAGCCAGATCCTTGAAATATTCTACAATGCATTTTTGAGCGTAACCATAAGAACACTGTGCATCGTGCGCGGTGTATCTTGTGAATTGGTTAATAACCCAACGGTTAAGACGAATATTAAAGCCCTTCATGCCATCATCACAAATCTTTTTTAGATCTGCAATGTTTTGACGGTAATGCTCTTCACCTAAGTAAGAGCCATCAAGCCAACAGCGAAACATACGCCGTGTGATGTGGTTGCTGTCTGTTTCTGAACCTTGTAGGTCGTTGAAAATTCTTTGTTTGATAGTCATTTTGTTTTCCTTTCATGTTTGACTAAAATTACATTTATCATACGAGTAGCATAAATCAACCCCTAAAATGAAAAAAATGCAAATTTTTTTACTTTTTTTTACGTCAATATATATAACGTCAAAATTTGACGTAGTTGATGTAACGTAAAATATATAATAAAAACAACAACTTAGTTAAAAACGTCAACAGCGTCAAAAATGCCTTTTGACGTAGATTTATCAATAAAATCAATAGGTTAAAAAACGTCAACAGCGTTAACCCCCTTACAGGGGGTATATAATTAATACCCCCCTTGATGTTTTTGATGTTGCCGTTGTGCTATTTTATCGGACAAATCACGCTTGACGAACAGCAGGAAAAATACGATATTTATAATAGTGCAAAATTGTTTAGGTAGTTAAAATGGTTCAAGTCGGTGAGCAGATTGAAAAAGGTGGGCGCAGGTTACAACCTCAGCAGCAAAAGTTTTTAGACAATTACATAAATGGAGACATGACACAAACAGCAGCAGCAAGAGCCGCAGGATATGCTAACCCGAACGTGAGAGCCGTACAGCTACTGAATAACCCAGTTGTGCGGGAACGTATGGAGGAAATGAGAAACGAACTACAAGCCAAGTACGGCGTAACAATAGCCAAGAGCATCAGAGATCTGCAAATAATTAGAGATAGAGCGTTGAGCGAAGGAAACTATTCAGCAGCAATAAAAGCCGAAGAAACCAGATTAAAAGCGTCAGGCGTAATGGTCGATCAAAAACATGTAACTTACCAGAACGTTGATAGCATGGATCGTGATAAAATCGTTGAGCAGCTAAATCATTTTATTGAGCGGGCGCAGTCAAGAATGATTGACGTAACACCCGCAGAAAGCACCACAGAACCCGAACAAGCCACAGTAACTTGCGATAACAAACAAGCCGCAGGTTGACCTCTGCGCTTTGCGGGGGGTCGGGCGTGAAGACTTGTTCGGGTTTTCTGGCGGGGAATCCACCATCGGAAAGAAAAAAACCGGGGCTTACCGGGGCACAACGCCGGACCGGGAAACAACCCGAGGAATTGTTCGGGTTAATCGGGCGACCGGGGAGATCGGGCCGGAAACTTCGCCGGGGATAATAACCCGAATAATTGTTCGTTACTAAACCGTTACCCGGAAGCCCCGTGCCCGGATCTTCGCTCCCGGTAAAATAACCCGAACAATTGTTCGCGCTCCCGGGCACATCTCCCGGCAATTGCCAGGTGCAAATTTTTTTACTTTTTTTTATTTTTTGTGTTGACAGTTGTTTTTTAGTATGCTACAAGTAGTATATATAAAGAGAAGGAAAACAAAAAAGGAGAAAGACAAATGTATCAAGTTTTAGGATATGCTGACACATCTGGATCAGCAATGCTTCACGAGACTGATAATTACAGTGAAGCAAAGAGTTGGGTAGTTGGTTATGTTCGTAACGATGGTCTACGTCAATCTGGATGGGAAGAGCTTCTTATTCAAAATAAAGATGGAGAGCCTCAATCAGCGTTCGATAAATATGGGTGGACGCACTACTAATCGGGCATCGGGCTGATCGGGCATCGGGCATCGGGGAAACTCGGTGCCCTATTTTTATATATATACTACATATACTACTTCTTCCTGTATATACGCGTTCATTTTCTTAGAAAAAAAGAAAAATTTTGGCTAGATTTTGCCGGATGTAAAACCATAACCCGAACAATTATTTTAATTAATTTGCAGAAAGTACTTGAAAGTATGATAAAGTAGCATTAGATAGGTATGTATGTTAACAATTTATAAGGAAAACAAACAATGACTAACACTAGACCACAATCAAAAGTAGCAATCATTCTTCAAATGATTAGCACATCAAATGGTGCCTCAGTATCTGAATTGATGGAAGCAACATGTAGCAGCGCAAATAGAATAAGAGCAGCAATTGCAGATTTAAGAATGAGACACATTAGAATTATCACTACAAATGAAAGTGAATTAAATGAATTAGTGGATTATTACCAAGATCTTTACAATTGCACTTATAACGAAATTGAATTCAGCAAGGAATATAAAGACATTAATTCAGAGATTATTAAATCAACTATCTACAAAAGAGAGGAAATATAAAAATGACTAGAACAATTGGATTTGAATGGGAAGTAGTAAACAGCCGACACACAATAGATAGTCTTAAAGCTGTCTTCGTTCGTGAGGGTTTAAATGTCGATGTAAAATATGACGGCACAACAGGCGTTGACATGGAAATTGCTACTAGCCCATTGGTTATGACTTCAAATGCTGCAAAGGTATTTGTCAAAAGAGTTACAGACGTAATGCAGCGTGAGGGTTGTAAGGTAAACAGGAAATGCGGCTTGCATGTTCACGTTTCAAATGCGCATTTAAAACCAAATGTAGATATTGAGGAATATACAAGAAAAGCAATTGCAGCATACCCAAGCATTCACACTGATCATGCTGATCCAATGTCTTTTGTATTAGCTCAGGACATTGCAATTCGTTATGCTGAAAGCCGAACAATTGTTAATAGCATGTTCCCAAAGTCTAGAACTGATAACGGTTTTTGCATGGCAACTAGTGTTAGCAAGCTTAAAGCAGCAAGAACTATTGAGGAATTACAGGAAGCAACACGAACCACACATAACGGCAATACTAGACCTAGTTATAATCGTAAGTATAGCACTGTAAATTACTTGCCTTGGTCTGGAAAAGGCACAATAGAATTTAGACAGGCAGCCGCGACTACTGAGTACGATAAGTCTGTTAATTGGGCTTTGTTTATTCTCAATCTAATCGAATGGTCTGAAACTGAGCGATTAGACACTGGTTCAACTAGTCGTGAGGTAGAAACGCCTGTTATGCCTTTTAGACGCGGTGCACGTGTAGGGGTTCAATATACTATGATGAGGTCTGAACATGGCGCGACTACACGTGAACTAATGGCAGCTACTGGATGTTCTGAACAGAGAGTTCGTGCAAGAGTGACAGAGATTAGACAGCGTGTAGGGCATCAAGCCGTTATCACTCACACACAACAGG